CGCGCACCGCTCGAAGAGGAAGTCCGGAGACCGGTCGTTGAGAGCCTGGACGAACTCCGCGAGGTGCGGAGCGAGTCGAGGGTTGGAGGAGGTCTTGCGGAAGTCGAGAAGGGAGGAAGGCTGCATCTAGTATCCTATCGGTGTGCTGCCGGAGCAGCGGGTGGAGAAGGTCGAAGGGTCGAGTCAGTAGGTGTCGTTCCATGCTGCGCGAGGAGCGTATGGCGATTCTGACCAGGGAACTCCGCCTGCCGCGATCCAGACGGTCGGAGCCGGAGAGGTCGAGTCGTCGTCGGAGTCGGAGTCGGAGTCGGAGTCCGGCTTGACTTCGGTGACGGCTTCGACCGTTGCCGCGAGAGGCCAGGTCGGCTGGAGTGCGATTCGGACTTCGAGGTCGGAGTCGAAGTCGGAGAGAATGTCGATGAGCTCTTGAACGGTCATGGCGGTGTCCTCGCGAGGTGGGGTGGGCGTTAGTGGGAGAGAGCGGAGAGGTCCGAGAGCGTCCGGTCGACGAGCGTCCGAGTCTGCTCTCTCCGGAGCCGAGCGTCGTCGTCGAGGAGCGACTCGTCGAGGAGGTCGAAGAGACGGAGCCGGTCGCGGAGTCCGGAAGCGAGGTTCCGAGACCAGGTCGGAAGCGGCTCGGCTCCGAAGCCGGTCGACTTGCGAATCTGGAGCCGGACTGTGGTCGCGTCGAATCCGATCTGGAGGAGGTCGTCGAGGAGAGCGGAGAGAGTCGTGGTTTGCATCTGGTATCCTTCGAGGAGGTGGGGTGAGGAGGTTACTTCGAGAGACCTTCTGCGAGGTCGAGGAGGACGCTCTGCGCGTCGCGAGCCTTGCTGTCCGCTGCGCGGCTCGCGTCTTCGATTGCGGCTTCGACCGAGCGGAGCGTCCGGATGAGGTCGTCTGCCGCTTCGGACGAGAGACCTGCGTTGCGGAGAGCGTAGCCGGAGATGCTGACCTGCCGGATGAACTTCCGAGCGGCTTCGAGTTCGGCTGCTGCGGAAGCGACGCGAGCCTGCGTGCGAATCGCGGAGAGGACCGTCTCGGAGAGGGTCGTCGTGGTATCGGTGTTCATCTGGTATCCTTGCGTGACAGGGAGGGGAGAAGATTAGCGAGTGGGACGGCCGATGCCGAGTGCGACGATGGCTGCGATCCTGGCGTTTCTCTCGTCGCGCTTGATTCTGGCAGCGGCGCGAAGTTCGGCAAGGTGGGCGTCATTGTTTGTGATCGTGGTCTCGGTCGTCGTCGTGGTCTCGGTGTTCATCTTCTGTTCCCTGGTATCGTCGAGAGGAACCTTCCTCCCTGACCTTTGCAATCTATCAGATTCACTAGACTAGTCCAGAACCTTCTTGCTATTCTTTATGCTCGCAACCCTAGTATGTAAGCGGGTTTGCGCGATTCGGTCCAAACTAGACAAAAGAAAGATCGGACGGAGTCTCGCTCTAAAGATCGTTCTCGACCTCCTTCGACCAGGGCTGCGAGGTCCTCTAGACCGAGCGGCCTGCTCTCTCTCCTCCGCTCCGGACTCCTCTTCTGGACTTCGCTCGCTTCGGAGTCGAGAAGCGAGTTCGCTCGCTTCGGAGTCGAGAACCGAGTCGAGCGAGCCGGACTCCGTCGACGACCTCCGGCACAAGCATCTATGCGGTCGAGCTCAGCGATCGGCTGCTCCGGTCGTCGACCAGGCGATCGCATCCGGCTCGGCTGCTCCCCTCCTCGACCTCTCTCGCTCGCTTCGGAGTCGGAGACCGAGACGGAGATCGGGACAATAAAGAAGCGATCTAGTGATCGCTACGATCTAGCGTAGCGTTTGTGTCGGCTCGCGTCCTCGGACATACAGTCTCCGGAGAAGGTCGTCCAGAGGTATTTTTTGGGCTCCTCGGCTCCCTGGTCGACTCGACCCTCTCCCCAAACTTGTCCACCCTCGGACGCTTGACGAGTCACGCCGTGTGCCCCTATGTCGACACAATAGGCCAGAGGAGGCTCGGCAGAGCCGGTCCTCCGACCTCGCTCCTCTACACCCTCGAACGGCTCCTCTATGTCCAAGTTTGTTCGTGCCTGCACTCCGCTCGACGAGGAATCTCTGCCGTGGGAACGCTACCGCGAGGAGAGTCCTCTCGCGTTTGAAGGCTTCGTTGCATACCGGTCGCTTCCGAGGGTGGACAGGTCTGTCCGAGCGGCTTATCTGGCGAAGCAGGGCTCCCACGGCCTGCCGACGAACTCCTCCGAAGATCGGGCTCCAACGGGCTGGTATCGGTGGGCCGATCGGTTCAAGTGGAAGGAGCGAGTCCTCGCGTTCGACTCCGCGAACGAACGAAGAGACTCGGAAGCCGAAGCCGACGAGCGAGTCCGGAGCCGTCGACTTCGTCGAGCCGTCCTCGTCTCCGCTCTCCGGAAGGCAGGCAACGACCTTCCGACAGTCGACTTCTCGAAGTCCTCCGCGAGCGACCTGGCAAAGTTCCTCGAAGTCGTCGTCCGGCAACTCCGCGAGGAGTATGACGAGACTCCGACGCAGAAGGTCGCTCTCGGAGGACTCCGGACCGAGAGCGGAGTCGACATCCCGATCGTCATCACACAGTCGCAGTCGAAGGTATGAGCTCGGCTCCGCTCTCCGGCTTCGCTTCCACGATCGCAGATCAAAAACAAAAGCGAGTCGTCGAGACGAGCACGATCGCAGATCAAAAACAAAAGCGAGTCGTCGAGACGAGCCTCTCGGCTCCGGTCGCTCCTCCGTTCGTCTCGAAGTCGACCCTCGTCGAACTCGATGTGACCGGCTCGAAGGTGCCGGACTGGAACCGGCGCCAACTCGAAGTCTGGGACACCATAGCCGAGAAGGAACCTCGCCACGTCCTCCTGTATGGGGGGAGCCGGAGCGGCAAGACCTACATGATCCTGTTCTCGCTCCTCCTTCGAGCCGTCCTCGCTCCTCGCTCCTCGCACCTCGTCGCTCGACTCCACCACAACGCAGTCCGCAAGACGATTATGCAGGGAACCTTCCTGCAAGTCGTCCGAGACCGCTTCCCTCGGCTCGGAGTCCAGGTCAATCTTTCGGACTCCGTCGCTCGACTCTCGAACGGCTCCGAGATTCACTTCTCCGGACTCGACTCCGAAGAGCGAGTCGAGAAGTTGCTCGGCATGGAGTTCACGAGCATCTACCTCAACGAGTGCTCGCAGATTCCGTGGGGCGTGGTGCCGATCATTCGGTCGCGGCTCGCGCAGCGGTCGAACTATCGCCAGAGCGGACAGCGGATGCCCGTTCGGATGTTCTATGACCTCAACCCGTCCGGCTCGCGGCATTGGACCGCGCAGGAGTTCCTCCTCGCGAAGAGTCCGTCCGGAGGAGTCCTCTTGAATCGCGACTGGTATCTCGCTTGCCAGGTCAATCCGACCGACAACCCGCTCCTCTCTCCGGACTATCTGGCTGAGCTCGACGCGATGGACTTGCGTCGTCGAGCGAGGTTCCTCCTCGGAGAGTTCATCGACGATGTGCCAGGCGCACTCTGGAGGTCGGAGGACATCGACCGCAACCGAGTTCTCGAACCTCCGGTCCTCGACCGGCTCTGCGTCTCCGTCGACCCTTCGCTCTCCGGAGCAGATACCTCGGACGAAGCAGGCATCGTCGCGGTCGGAGCGTCGAGCGGTCAACTCTTCGTCGTCGCAGACGAGTCCGGACGAATGGGTCCTGCCGAGTGGGCCAAGCGAGCCGTCGACCTTTTCTGGTCGGTCGGAGCCGGATGCATCGTCGCGGAGAAGAACCAAGGTGGCGAGATGGTTCGGCTGACGCTGAACTCCGTCGACGCTCGCGTGCCGGTCGTCCTCGTCGACGCGATCGGAGACAAGGCGAGTCGAGCCGTTCCAGTCGCGAACCTCTACCGGCGCGGCTTCGCGCACCACGTCGGTCGCTTCGACGGACTCGAAGACGAGATGGTCTCGTGGGACCCAGACCCTCCTCGCGGCTCGCGACGGTGGTCGCCTGGTCGAATTGATGCTCTCGTCCACGGCGCACGCTTCGCTCTGCCGCACGTCCTCGGAGCGAAGGTCTCGGACGATCCAGTCCTCTCCGGCTCCGTCGAACGGAGGCTCGACTCCTCCCTCGACTTCGGAGTGCCGACCTTTCGCGACTGGACTCCGAAGGGAGGTCTTTGACCGTCCGGTCTCCTCCTCTTGTGACTTCGTCTCGAACGGACTAGGCTCCGAGGGTCTCGAACGGAGTGGACACTATGGACGGCATCGACAAGGCAAGAGAAGCGGCTGCTCGGTTCACGGCTTCGACGCTCGACCGAGCGAAGCGACGAGCAGCGGAGTTCCTTCGGACTTCTCCTCCGTCTCCGGTTCGGTCCGGTCGAGTCGGCTCCCCCTGGCAGGTCGACGACTATGCGAACCGAGTCGACGACTCGCGACTCTTCCGCGACCCTTCGAGGAGAGACTTCGACGACCTCGCGACCGAGCGACTCCTCGTGCGGACCTCCGGAGAGCCGATCGCTCTTCGGAGCCGGACGACTGCGCAGGACCGGTATCTGACGATCGTCGCGGAGAATGCCGACCTGCCGACGAAGCAGGGTCTCTCCGGCACCGTCACGGCCGGAGGTCTCCCGCAGGTCGAGAACAAGCAGCAGTTGAAGCCGCTCCTCGCTCGCGGTCTCGCATACGACCAAGGCGAGTTCGAGCGCATGGTCCGGTCGAATCCGGTCGCTCGCAACGCAGTCCGAGCGACGGTCGAGCGAGTCGCACAGGCGAGCGAGTTCTATGCGACGCCGGACGTTGACTTCGAGGGTCTCGTCGCGACGAACGGAGTCTCGAAGGAACTCCGAGCGAAGGTCGCGGCGCAGATGCGAGAAGCGACCGACCGAGCCGCAGAGGTCTTGAACCTCGAATGGTATCACAATCCGGACCTCGACCCGCAGCAGATAATCCGCGAGCAGGCCTATGCGATGGTGCCAGGCTTCGTCCTCCACGAGTTTGGCATCGACCCTCGGTTGCAGGGTCGTCGACGGACGACCTTCGTCGAGCACCGAGCTCAGTCGTCCGTCCTCCGTTGGCTCTGGGATCAGCGAGAGCGTTGGTGCGGAGTCGTCCAGAACGCGAGCGGCTCGCCTGGTCTCCTTGCGGACATTCCGGTCTCCGGCGTGCAGGTGCAGGGGATGCCGGTCATCGACTCGCGAAAGTTGCTCCTCGTCTCGAACCAGAGGATCGGACTAAACCTCGAAGGAGTCTCCGACCTCCGAGCCGCGTGGTATGCTTCGCAGGGCAAAACCGAATGGTTCGTCTCGGCTCTCATGCACCGGAGGAAGTGGGGCAACGGCTTCCCTCTCTTCCGCATGGACGCAGACTCCGCGAAGGCGAAAGGAGTCTCGGACTCGATTGCGCAGGCGGCCAAAGAGTTTTTCTACTCCGGCCAAGCCTATCTCTCGCTGCCGCCTGGCGTGACGATGGAGATGATGCAGTTCGACTCGGACACGGGCTTCATTGCCGCGATGGAATACTTCGACAAGGAACTGCTCCGCTCGCTCGGCTCGCTCGCGACAGAGATCGGGCAAAGCGGAGGCTCCTACAACCTCATGGACATCCAGCAAGCCGAGCGGCTCCGCCAACTTCAAGGCTACGCGCAGCAGATTCGGTCGAGCCGGAGGACGTGGATCGAAGCCGCTTGTGCGACCCTGGTCGGAGACCTCGCCGTCTTGCCCGAACTTCGCATCGACGGCATCATGACCCGCTCCGACTCCGAAGTCCTCACGGTCTGGAAAGGAGTCGCGGAGGTTCGAGCGATGGTCAAGCCGGACGGAACTCCGATCTACACCGAGGAGGACCTCCGGACTCTCTCCGACCTCGTTGGCGTTGCGTTCACTTCGGACTCCGAAGCGAGAGAGGAGCGAGTCGTCGACCGCTCCGTCGAGAACTCCTCCTCGAAGCCGGTCTCGGACTCGACCGTCGACGCTCTGACCGAGTCGGTCGACGAGCCGGTCGAAGGGCAGGAACTTCCCTCGGACGGAGGTCTCGTCGGAGGAGGAGCGACCGACGCTCTGATCGCTCGGAAGGTTCGAGCGAAGACTCTCGACTCCGTCGACACGAAGCCGACGAGCGGAATGGCAAAGATTGCAAAGCGTGCGCTCGAATGGCGAGCCGAGTTCGGTCGCGGAGGAACCGAGGTCGGAGTCGCGAGAGCAAGAGACATCGCGAACCGGAGGAACCTCTCGGAGCAGACCGTCCGGAGGATGAAAGCCTATTTTGACCGGCACGCGAGCGACTCCAAAGCGACCGGCTTCGAGGTCGGTGAAGACGGCTTCCCTTCTGCCGGTCGAGTCGCTTGGGACCTTTGGGGTGGCGACCCTGGTCAAGGATGGTCGGAGCGGAAGGTCGCGGAGTTCGAGCGAGTCCGAGAGAAGTCGAAGACTCGGCTCTCCGCTCGGAAGCCGTTCGTCGAGGTCTTCGGTCGAGACGGTCGTCGCTTCGAGACGCACCGCCTGCTCGTCGGTCCGGAGAAGTGCGTCTCGTGGGCTTCCCTCTATGCCGCGACCGAGCGAGAGTCGAAGGCTCTCGCGGTCTTCGCGTCTCGACTCGCGGAGGACGCTCGGAAGGAGTTCGTGCGGAAGGTCCGTCCTCTCGTCGAAGCCGGAGACGTGGCAGCGATCGCGTCGATGCAGTTCTCGAAGGTCGAGGAGTTCAAGAAGATGTTCTCGGAGTTCCTCGCGAGTTGGTCGGAGACGAACCGCAAGGACCTCCTCTCGGAAGTCCGAGCTCAGGTCGGCTCGTCGTGGACTCCGTCCGAGGATGCCGAGACCTTCCCTGCCGAACTCCAAGCGATCGTCGACTCGCAAGCGGAGTCGCTCGCTCGCGTCCTCGATGCCGACTGGACGAAGCGACTCCGAGACGCTGCGCTTGTCCAGGCGACCGGACTCGGAACCGTCGCTGCAATCTCTTCGCTCGAACCTCCGGTCGCGACTTGGGAGAAGCAGTCGATGCAGGCTTCGACGACCGTCTCGAATCTCACGCGAGAGGAGACGGCTCGGACCGAGGCTCCGAAGATCGTCTCGGCTCGCTACTCTGCGATCATGGACCGACAGACCTGCCCGAACTGCAAGTCGCTCGACGGACGCGACTTCGCGTTCGGCTCCGGAGACTACATCAAGAATCGTCCTCCCCTCTACAACTGCCTCTCGCGACTCGGACCTTATGGGAACGTGTGCCGGTGCGTCTATGTCTACACCTTCGAGGGAGCCGCGACCGAGTTCTCCGGTCCGGAGTTCCTCGTCGAAGTCGACGACGACTAGTCGACTCGACGCTCGCTTTTGTTCTTGAACT